CCCGCGATGACTATTCTCCCCTCTTCCGTAAGCAAACCTTCTCGGGGATAAAGCTAAAAAGCCACAGGGTCATCCCTTCAGGCCCGTTCATCATGGTGGTGCGCAAAGAGGACGGAATCGCGACCGCGGTGGGTAGGCTGTACATCGCCGAGAACGGCCCCGATCCCACAGTTGCGGTTGCCTTCCAAAAGGCGGCTCGGGAGGTCTGCGCCGCACTCGAATCGTACTACAAGGTCATTGAGGACCTCGAGGAAAAGGGGCTTCTCCCCTCCCCTGAGGGACGGAAGAAGAGTCATCAGGAGAAAAATGCAAACGAGAAGAGAAGGAGGATTGCGTGATCGTTGAACTTACCAAAGACGGATTCGAGCGTATCTCCGTCCGGATCGACGAGGTACAGAAGGCCGTTGACGAAGGGATCATTAACCCGGTAAACGCCCTTCACGCCTTGAGAGAAGCTCGATCGGAGCTGTTTAAGTTGCGGGAGACCCTGCGGGACACTGCGGTCATCTCCCCTGGGGGTTCGCCTGGGAGCGACGGCCCGGAAGCGGCGTAAGGGAAACGGACACTGTGTCCGTTTTGAAAAAATGAAAAGGAGAACACGATATGGCAAATAGGTACAAACCAAAGGCGGAGAAGTTTGAGCGGATTGAAGAGGTGAATCTCGCGCTGAAAGAGATCGGCCTCCTGGAGCGTGAGCTTGAAGGAATCGACGCTGATGCCCAGAAAGAAATAGCCGTCATCAAGGAAAAAGCAGCAAAAAAGGGAGAAGCGCTCAGGAATCGAATTATCGAGGTGACTGGGAAAGTCGGTGCTTTTGCCGAGTACAACAAGGCTGAACTGTTCAGGGACAAGAAGAGCATAGAGCTGTCCTTCGGAGTTTTTGGTTACCGGAAATCGACCTCTATCTCCGTCAAGAAAACTACCGTAGATCTCTTGAAAAAGCTCGGGTGGGATCAATACGTACGCGTGAAAGAGGAGGCGAATAAGGACGCTATGGCAGAGCTCGATGATGAAGCTCTCAGGATGGTTGAGGCTGTGCGGAAGGTGAAGGATGAGTTTTTCTGCGAGCCGAACCGCGAAGAGGTCAACAAGGAGCTGCTGTCAGCAAGCGCGTAGAGGGCACAAGGCCGTCCTGGGCATTCGGCCTTGCATCGATTTGCCGGAGGCTCTCTCCGGCGACCGGGGGCGCGAAGGGTATTCGACCGTCATGAAAACCAGCAGAAGGCAGTGACGGGACGCGGGTCCAACTCCCGCCGCCTCCAGAGGGAGGTTGATAATGGATACAGGAGAAATGATCGCCTTTTTCAAACTGTACGAGTTTAACCTCATTGCGTTCGCGTGCGGACTACTGATTGGATATGCGGTTCGAGGAGGAAGAGGATAGTATGCTCCAGTTCAGGTCTGACAGGATGGCGCTCATCCATCTTGCAAAAAAACAGTGCTGTCCGAATGAAGAATCTTACCGTGCGCTCCTCTATGGAACCGCGGGGGTTGATAGCGCGAAAGACATCGAGACTGAAGAGCAATTCAACGAAGTCATGGCCGCGTTCAAGGCCCTCGGCTTTACCCGAAAGCCTTCGGCGAGAAAAGCCCTTCCTGTGAATGAATCTGAAGTCGGAGGAGCTACACGAAGGCAGCTGTACTATATCAAGGGGCTGTGGGAACTGGCGAGTAGGAAAAAGGACGAGGAAAGCCTCAAGCGGATGGTGAAACGGATCGCTCGTGTGGATGATCTCAGGTTCCTCACCGTGAAATCCGCGTCTGCGGTCATACTCGCCCTGCGTGATATCTGCTTGAAAGCAGGTATCGATCCTGACAGACCTGATAGGCAGAATGGAGGACCGGCATGTCGTGCATAAGCGTGTCAGAAGCAGCCAGACGGCTTAAAGCGAATCAGAGCCTCGTGTACTACGCTATCTGGATGGGTTATGTGGAAGCATGGAAGGTTCGGTTTGTATGGCGTATCTATACCCCTTCGGAGGAGGAATATGATCGAAGAAGGAACCAGAGAAGAAATCAAACGGACACTGCCGGGGATACTCACGATACGGGATGTAGCGGAGTTTCTCTCAGTGTCTCCGATTACTGTGCGCAGAATGATCTGGGACAATCAGCTCCCCGGATACATCGCGGACGGGGAATGGAACATACTCCGTACAGACTTAATCACGTATCTGTCGCGTCACGGAAATTTGTAGTACAGTACGAACTATTTGATGAGAAGGTGCGATAGGGAAATCTAAGAAACCTGCAGGCAGTCATCACCGCACTGAGCCGTTCCACCATCGCTGTGGGCCATTCGCATTTTCTCCCCCAAGAATATCGTATACCATTAGAAATAGACATTGATTTTCTTCAGGGCTTTTTTCTCCCTTATCCACCTTCACGTGCGGACCGCTTGAATCTCGGTATGCTCATTACTATGAACGTTGTGGGGAATCTGCTTACCGTGAACCCGTTCTCGCGTCCAGGAAATAAGTTGTCGAGCATATACGGCCTCGTTGTCCACTGGACCGGGAATCCCGCTACATCGGCGACTCAAAATAGAAACTATTTTGAGTCGTTGAAAAATCAGACAATAGCGGGAAATGCCCGCTATGCTTCGGCGCATTTCATCGTCGGACTTGAGGGAGAGATTGTCCAATGTGTGCCCCTTGATGAACTGGCCTATCATGTGGGTGCAAAGTTGTATAAGCCTGCCGCGATAAGCCACTTCGGAAACTATCCGAACAGCAGCTCTATCGGCATAGAGCTCTGCCATCCGGATGCCTCCGGGCGTTTCCTGCAAAGTACGCTTGACTCTGCGATTGAACTCTCGGCGTGGCTGTGTATCCACTTTAGGCTGCATCCGCTTTCCGATATCTGGACTCATCACGGGATCACCGGGAAAGTATGCCCAAAATATTTTGTAGACCACCCGGACGCATTTGATCAGTTCCGGATTGATGTTGATAAAACCGTCGAACGATCGGCGGAGTGAGGAGCGCGTATGATTGAACTGAAAGGAAAGCCTCTTACGCTGGGGGCAAAGATATTCGCTGCCGTAATAGCTATCGTCGGGCTCGTTCTCAAAGCGACTGCCGCGCCGAGCCTGAACATAGACGATGTGCTGAAGGTGGCAGGATTTATTTTTCTGATCTTCTCGCCCATCGATGTGAGTATGTGGCTTGAGAAGATCTGCAAAGTGAAAGGAGAGAATAGTGAATACCCTGATAGCAGCCCTCGTGCTGATAGTCGCCGGGTTGGTACTGGCTGTTGTGCTGAGAAGCAGCCGCGGGAAGGAAGACTCTGATCATGGCCGTTCCCTCGACGCATACCAGAAAAAACAGGATGAGCTTAAAAATACACCGGCCTCTGATCTTGTGTCTGACTCTCCTCATGCTGATGATCACCGCGAAACCGTCGATCGTATCCGCGCAGAGTACCGGGAGCGTCTACGGGATCGAACCGGAAGCATCCTATCCGGGGAGCCTGGTGATCGAGATCCTCACGGCAGCTGAACAGGAGGCTTCCATAGCCATAGATGAGGCGTACGCCGAGGGGTACAAGGCGGGACTGCTTGAAGCCGCTCCGGAGACTGCCTACTGGAAGGCGGAAGCAGAGCAGAAACAAGAGCCAGAGAAGGGAAAGGCCGTCCCCTGGTGGGCCACGGTCTTAAGCTTTTTTATCGGTGGCATATCCTGCGGGATCTCCGCCTGGGCGCTTACGAGGTAATGGTATGTGGGCATTCCTTACGAGCCTGCTGCAGTACGGGACAGCCCCGGCGCTGTTGGTTGTCGCCGGGCTCATCGTGTGGCTCTCAAAGAAGATCGACAAGAATGGCGAGGGAGACGCAGCCCGGTCAAAAGAACTGCAGAAGGCGATCGCCGATCTGTCGGCATCGACTGAGGCAAGGTTTGCCGAGCAAGCAGCGCAGATAGCTGATATTCAGCGGGACTACCTCCTAAGAAAGGATCATTACAAGGACATTGGGGGGTGGAGAACGGACTTGAATCAGATGCGAAGCGACCTCGGGGCAGAGCTCCGGGGGGTGCGGGAAGAGATCAGCACGATCAACACGAACCTTATTCATACCGTGTTAAAGGGAGTACAAAATGGCAGTTACTAAGGCCTACATAAATATCTAATCATGTGCTATAATATCT